CTGCAGATTGGCAGCACCAAAAAAGTTTTATTGTCAGAAAAACAGTTCCATCTCTTGAAAGGGGAAATTAGAAAGTTCGCATTTACTTTATCATTTGAGGAAAAAATTTTTTTATTTTCCATGTTAAAATTCTTCACTGTTCTCGTTGATCCTGTCGATCTTGTTGGCGCTACGGAAAAATCCAATCAAGCTGTTGCCTCGCATGCAACCGTTCGTTTTATGAAAACTCGTAAGATTGCTCCTGATACAGGTCTTCAATACGCGTTGCCCAATCGTAAAAAGAAAAGCGATAAAAAAATGCGTGATGCCGATCAAAAACCTCTTGTTAATTACGTTTATCTACCTGATCAAAGTTTTTCTATTCAGTATCCATTGTGGAAATCATTCGTTGGGTCTAAGCAAGATTATTTTCGCATTAAGTCTGAAGTCTTGCGTTATGTTGTTAAAACTTCTATGGATAGGGATCCATCTACTAAGATCTCTAATACGTATGCGTGCATTCTTGCAACAAGTTCTATATGTCGTCCAATAATGTTGACAGGTGTCTTCCCTTCTGATTATAAGGTTCGCTTCAATCCCCCTCCTAAAATTCATAAGTTTCAATATCGCGTTGCTATGGCTGTTGAACGTACTAAATTTGAATCGCGGTTTGAGGTTGACGCTTGTTCATCTTGTTTCGAAATTGATCTCTGCGTTAAGTGTGAATGTGGTAAGCGTTACTGCCCTTGTCTATTCGCTGATCAGTATTCACTACCTGGTAAGAAAACTTTGCCTCATTGTTTCTGTGGTCGTACAGTATGCATTTCTGAACCCAAGGGGTTAACTGGCGTTGATTACGTTTATTCTGCCGGTCATGATCCAAGTCCATTTGCGAATTTAATCGAATACTATCATCGCGTTGTTCCTAATTACTCTTCCGATGATAAGTCTTTCCGAGCTCGCATTTTATCTCTCGTTGCCGAAATGGCCGTGTCGAAGATTGTTAAGGTCCCGAAAAAATTTGTTCCTCCACTTAACATCCTCGATGAGTCACTTCTTGGAGATTACTTGCCAGATGGTTCTATTGGTGCTATACTTGAAGCCAAAACTGGACGTGTTACAAAAAACATGTGTGCTGATCAAATCCATGAAACCGTTATAAAGTTTTATGTTCGTTTGTTTAATTCTATTGATTCGCCAGGTGAAACTTCTAAGATCGTTCGTGAAACTATGTCGTCGATGTACACTGCTGCCATTAAACTCGAAACAATTGCTCCGCGCGTTACTTCTAACGGTTTTGAGTCCAAAGAAACTGCTAGGATTTTCCAGATGCAGGATGGTCCAAATTATCTTATTATGCGTCAATTCCTTGCACCTTTTACCCAAACTGGTGGTATTGGCAGTTCTCGCGACGTTCAGCCATGTGCGATTGGAATGAGCTTTGACAATGCCCGCGCGTTTTTCCAAGAGTTTTATAACGTTTCTAGTGAACGTCTGAGCTGCGTTAAAACTATTGCTGATATTAGGTGCCTTGAAAATGAAATACTTGATAAGTATTACGTTTATGAATCTGATGCAAAAAAATATGACATAAGTTTGCGTGCAGACATCTTGGTTAACGGTATGATGGCTGTTTTCAACCGTTATGACGTCATGCCTCTTTCTTCTGACTCTATTCACCAAGCACGTATTAAACGATGTAATAGGGTCATCTTGGCTAGGATGGTTGAACGTGTTGCACTTAAAGTTACCACCCGGTTGGATGGCAAAGGTTTTCATACTTTGCTTGGTACTATGCCTAGTGGTAGCTATGAAACCAGTTTTTTAAATACGGTTGTCAATTTAATGCACCACTTAATTATCTATGTTCAATATTTCATTAAGTTCCATGAAAGGACGTTTGAACATGCAGTTGAAACCGTATCGGAGCATTTAAAACTTGGTGTGATACGATTTAAAATGTTCGGCGATGATGTGTTGGCTGCACATGAAAAGGAGTTCTATCCTCATTTCTCCCCTGATTTTTATTGTGATACTATTAGGCATTTTTGCGGTGTAGTTGTTCCTCGTGAAGATTTTGTTGTTGCTTCAAAAATCTTTGTTGGACCCCAATCGTTACGTTTTGCTCGAGAACAAGTTCCAACTTTTTTAAAATTTCAACTTGCCGCTTTCCCTTTTGAGCAAGGTGTTAAGCTTGCTTTTTTCCGCCATCACACCCATGTCTTGCCAAAGATATTTACTTCATCCGACAAAGATGTCACTCTGCAGTCATTGTACAACGGATTATTTGTGCCGTTTGGACCACCGGCATTAACCCTGTTATCTACAAAGGTTGTAAGGCTGCTTATGAAGAAATTAAAGATTTCCGTATTGACGTCGATTTGCTTGAAGACTATACCGACCATTTGCAGCGATTTGGTTTTGGTAATGAAATCTTTATGTGTGGTTTTCCTAGTTACGAAGATGTTTTTAATCGTCTCACAGGTGCT